TATACCCAACTCCAATGAAATGCTCTTCAGCAACGGTACAGTCCCTCTAGGGGATGCGATGAAGACCGATACAGAAGAAGTTGCCGAGTTACTCGAAGGTGAATGCGATGAAGTCCGTAATAAGATACTCTCCATGACGGAGACTCGCTTCGCCATCGTTGACACCAAAACGTGTAAAGTGACACGTTACGGTATGTGGCACAAAAAAGAAGGCGTTTGGTACAGCAAGAGCAATTGTTTCGCAACAAAGATAAACAACTCTTGCTATTGGAACCCCATAGATTCAATGAAGACCAAGAAAACCTACCCTACCTCGCTGGACTACTCAGCCCTAACAGACCAAAACGACTATGCCGAGAGCGAAACCGAATACCTCTCTAACTTCGAGTGTGAAACCGAGAAGCTACCAGCATACGGTTGGAATGGAGTAAACAAGGTCGCCGTCTATGGCACCCTTAAAGCATCACACGGGAATCACTATCTCCTCAAGGACAGTGAATTCATTGGTGCAGGATACACCATCGACGAACACAAGATGGAAGTCATCGGTGTACCCTTGTTGTACAAAAACGCCAAGGGAAGCCAAGTCGAAGTAGAGATGTACGAATGCACCTCTTGGAAGGTACGTGAGGAACTAGATCAGCTCGAAGGTCACCCATACACGTACCGACGTGAACTAACAGACATCATTGACCTAGAGGGAAACATAGTACAGTGTTGGATATACTTCATCCACGAGTCACAACCAAGCGAATGTATCCCGCATCAACCATCGTATACCAAGGAACAAAGTTGGAACTATTCCTATGAACCACTGGATTACAGCCAGGGATTTCCCTACAGCCAGGGGTAAACTTCGAGAACATCAAGTTTGTACTACAAGGTGCATTCTTGCTCATTTGTTTTATCATAGTAACGTTAGTATGCCTAGCATCCATCGTTCTTAGTTATTAATTAGCAGCCACATCCAGCCTAGTGTTGGGTGTGGTTGCTCTTTTTTACCGCTGACATAAGACCAGGGTCAGTACATCATGGGTTATTAACAAAGTAATACCATGAACTACGAATGAAACTAGCAAGTGATTGCAACAAAGTTTGCATTAATTCACCAAAAGTATGCAACCACATCATACCCAATGAGATACGCACACCATAAAAATGAAAATAAATGCAATCAATATCACGATGACTCCGACTAAATGTACAATGTGTGGGGATAATCCATATCTCAATTGTAAAAAACAACCCCATTCACAATGCTAGGCTCTACTTTCAACGTAGCAGATGAAGAAAGAACGATCTCTCTCTCTCTCTCAACTTCCCTAATTGTATCACATCGGTCAAGGTAGTATTTGTGTCTTCGCAGTCGTAAAAAGGGTGGTTGTGTCTCGTTCCTCGCCAACCACATTAAATGAACTCGCCAAATCTCCACCTGGACTCGCTGTGAACAATGAGTACAGTTGAGAAGACACGACGTCAGACTCACAAATACGACAACATACCAATACAATGAATAACGACACACACACAGAACAACGCAGACAGTGGGTAAACGACCAACAGGAAATGAGCATCGAACCCCTAGCATACGAAGACCTAACACTAGACCAACAATGCATCCTAATAGACGAACTGGACAAGCTAAACGAAGACCTCATAGACGATGACCACACCCAAGCAATAAGAACAAACCAACTGTTTGATACACTGCAAGGCATCCTGGACTACAGCCCCAACAAGGCCAAGCAAATCATACAAAACCTACAGGAAAACTGGATAGTAAAGGCCTGTATGCGCCAATAACTCAGGGGCTTCGGCCTTTTTATACAGCGCAGCCGATGGCTGCAACCATTGAGGGATCATTGCAGTCCTCAGTGCCCCAGGCACTTCGAGCCGCCCCAGGCGGCCCAGTCCTCCCGTTGGTCGGGTCCGTTGCAGTGGATGCTCGCCATGCTCGCGTAGTCCTCCCTTCGGTCGGGTCCGTAGTCAATCAACAGTAGGGGGGGAGGGGGTTGAACTTTTGTAGCCACGGACAGTTAAAATTCATCAACTCCCAATTTAAAAAATACTCTCTTGATGCCCCCTTATGTCGATAATGTGTAATAAAATGTACATAATGGCTTGACACGTACGTGATACTGTACATTATACCCCTATGAAGATAAAGAAAGACAGTCGTTTAGACAGGGCTGGCGTAACAGGTTTCAACAAACCTAAACGTACTCCTAGTCATGCCAAAAAGAGTCATATCGTTGTAGCCAAGGAAGGCGATAAAATTAAGACAATACGCTTTGGGCAACAAGGCGTCACCACTGCTGGTAAACCCAAAGCTGGAGAGTCTGCCAAGCAAAAGGCCAGACGAAAATCTTTTAAAGCAAGGCATGGGGAAAACATCAAGAAGGGTAAGATGTCAGCCGCTTACTGGTCAGATAAAGAAAAATGGTAAGGATGTGGAAATGAGTGTAGAGATAAAGATATTGGGTAAGAGTGTAAGTGTTGAGTCGGCCCGCGAGGTTTGGTTGGAGTTAGGTGAGGTTTTTGATCATAAGGCTTTGCCACCCTTTGAACATGACGACACATTAGATTTAAGTGACGACAGTGTTACTTGTGAGCGTAGCTCACAGTATGACGACTTACAGTCGTCTTGGGTAAAGGACGGGTTGCCTCACCCTATGGGGTTGGTAACCTTTGCTCAAAGCGAGGGATTTACCCTTGAGGATGATTTCTGGCACAGTGACACGGGTATTGTCAGCCAAGCCGTAATGAATGAAATGCACAAAGACTACTTGTTTGAATTATGAAGTCCACCCGTGATGAAGAGGTTGCGTTGTACAGCGACATAAGTGCCCGTGTGACGGAGATGAAGCACTCAAAGGAAATGAGTGAGTTCTTCAAGGGTAGTGACATGACGATGTGTGCCCCAGAGAGGGTAACGGAGATTCTTTATTTGTGGAGCCAAGGTTGGAGTCAAAACAAGATTTGCAAGAAGCTCAAGGCTGATCCCTACAGTGTAAGTACGATTGTAGTAGAGTACGCTGACTTCGGTGGTAAGTGGCGTGAATTGGGTGGTAAGTTAGCCGCTCGTGCCTATTTGCGGTTAGCTGACCTAGAGAATGAATTGATAGATGTTGTTGCCAACAAGCTCTCAGATGGCTCTCTCAAGGTTGGTTTCAAGGATCTAAAGGAGTTGTCGATTGCCAAGGCCAATGCCTCTAGGGAGGCTTTAACGGCCCGTGGGGAAGCAAGTAACATAAGTGAAGAGCGAGTAGTGTACACTCAAGAAGACTATGAGTTAGCGGCCAAGGCGGCGGCTGACCGCATTAAGACCATGAAAAGAGCAACAACAGAGGAGGTAACGGATGTATAGCATAAAGGACGAAGAAGACAGCTTATTTGATTTGCTAATCAAGTTAGGGGATATGGGCTACGAGGGTTTTTGGATTGTTGCTCAAAAGGAAGACGAGTTGGTTGTCGTTGGGCACGACCCAGTGGATCTATTTACCATATTGACTGAAGCAATAATAGATGCAAAAAAATCCAGTAAGAGCGACAACTAGTGAGAAGCTTAATCTCGATGTATCTATCCGTGATGTTGCACCAAATAGGAATTAGTTTTTTTTTGTTAGGAATATTCTTGTTTATTTCGATGTGCGAAGACTATTTGACCATTATTAACAAACGTAAAGCAGCCCATGAAAATAAGCAAGACTAGTCTAACAACCATCCTAATGATTGGTATTCCTTTATTTACGTTGATAACAATTGGGTTAATCGACAGCCCAATGGCAACGGTGTTAACCCTTGGGCTAATGATTGGATCTCTTGTTTTCTTTTGGGGCCTATTCAGACTATTAGATTTGTAATGGAGCTAAAGTTCACTGAACACCCCCTATTGCGGTCTCCTACGGACGAAGAGATTGTTTTCCTACAAAAGGAGAACCCCATGATCCTTCGGTCTCTCCACGAGGCCCACGAGGGACGTATTGCTAGTGCGGCTAGAGATCCCCTTAGATTTGGCTTTGAATTGGAAGGCTGGGAGCGAATGCGTTGGGGGCTAGAGAACTACGGAGAGGTGCTCACCCTCGGAGGGAATAGAAGTGGCAAGACCACTGGGTGTGCCAAGATGGTTATGGAAGCAGCCATCGAAAGTATGGACGGGCACATCGTATGTTTCAGTCAGAATGCTGATACTAGTGTTAAGATCCAACAGGCTGCCGTTTGGGAGATGATGCCCAAAGAGTTCAAGAAGAAGACCAAGGGCATCGAGGGGTACATCAACTTCTCCATGAAAAATGGCTTTACTGGGAGTAGCTTTATTTATCCCGACACTAGGACTAGGGTTGATTTCAAGACGTACACTCAGTTTTCCAATAACCAAACCATAATAGAAGGATTTCAGTTTGGGTTCAAAGAGCCCAAGGGTTTAAACATAGGGGTGTGGCTAGATGAATATCTAGGCGATTCCACACTGGTTGACACATTACGATTCCGATTGGCAACCAGGGATAGCAAGATGATCATTGGGTTTACTCCTATTGACGGCTACACCCCTTTCATTTCAGAGTACCTCAAGGGGGCTCAAACATTAGAGACCAAGCCAGCGGCCCTATTGAACGACAGGGAGTTACCCGTTAAGCAGTACAGCCCCAATCGTGATGCTGCGGTAACGTACTTGCATTCCATTGAGAACCCTTTTGGTGGGTATCCTCG